CCCCCCTGGTGGACCGTATCGTGGCTTAAACGGGCCAAGTCAGGCACCCAGGCTGCTAGGACCACAGCAGACAAGGGCCCCTCCGGTGGCTAGGCCGGAGGATCCACAACGACCCCAACGCGGTTCACCTCCTCCCACACTAGGTGGTAAACCCCCCCATCAGCCGCAGGTTTACTACTGGACGTCCCCAGTCAACCACGCCCGGGAAAACTCCCGAAGTGTGTCCAGACGCAGAGGCCATAGCCCTCTTTGCCGAAGCTCGGGCGAGGTGTGCGCCACGCAGGACAGAGGCTCTAGGGCGAGCCCCGAGTGGGCGTGACATCGTGGCTAAGACTTTCGACACCCTGCGACCTTGCCCTCTACCGTAGCGGGGGGGCAGTCGGAAGATCCACGCACCAGGGCCATTAGATGCGGGCATCGTAGAAACTTTCAAAAATTCCCGGCTCAGCTTCCCACCACCGTGACGGAGGGGGCGCTGACAAAACGCCCTGAGGATGACCCACGCCAGTCCTCCAACAGGTCTCTTCCCACAAGACCTGCTCCTCCGGAGAGAGCCCAAAAGCTCTCTCAAAGCTCAACCGCGCCTCACGACACACGACGACTGCATCCTCAGCCTTCGCCAACCACGCCCCGACCACAAAGTAGTCGGACAGTGCCTCGACTGGCACCGCTCGTCGCGACTCCGTCTGTGAGAGGACGGCGAGGGCTGCTGCCTGGAGGACGGGCACACCAAGTGCAAGCGAAAGCTCACACCTGGCGACCCCATTAACCCACCGACGGCCAAAAGACGGCTCTCGCAACCATCTATGGCTCGCATAGGCTCCAGACAGCACGGCTCGGGGGTCCCGCACCATAGTCCAACCCAGGGAAGACCCCAAGTAGACCGGTGCGGACCGACCAAACCGTATACCCTCGACGTACGACACTGGCTCTTCGAGTGTCATCTCGAACCCACTAGCAATCAGAACCCGGTCGTGAAAAGTATCGATAACATGCTGGACGTCGACACGCTCAAAGAAGACCAACGCATTGTCACCATCAGCCAAAATGTCAAAGCTGATGTTGTAGGACTTTAACACTCCAACACACACCGCGAGCATGATGAGCGTGTTGCCCATGCCCGTGTTAAAGTCCCCGCTGGCCCGCCCGCCCCGCCTGCTAAATTTCACACCTCCGGCTGTAACCCCGGAGAAAACCTGGTGGCTGAGCAACTCGCCCAACCCGGAGTGGCCCGGGTAGGCGGCCTTATAAATAGCATGCTCCTGTGCTAGGTGGTTCTCGGTGACATGAGCCTCGAAGGCCTTGCCGTCAACCTCAAACACGACGCAGTCACGAAACGACCTGAACTTTTTCAAGATCAGGTTAGCGCGTCGTTTCGGACTGAGGCCTTTACCCACAACCCTGGTGTTTGAACCGCCGAAAAGCCTCCTGGCTGTGAGATAACCCCACAGCCAGTGCTCAAAAGGCTTAAGCCAAGAAGCCAACAAAAGATTGAACCTCGGTGACCTTGGGAAAATCATCCTTGGTTTCGCATCCTTCGGTGGTGAGACCTTCTCGGCCTTCAGAAACGCCTTGAGCAACCAATCGGATCGCGAAACCCGACCGTCGACCAAAAGAGACCTTTCTGCTTCGACGTAACGGCGACGTAATGCTCCCCCATACGACAACGCCGTTTCCAGGAGGCCCCAACGGGACCCACGATACCTCCTGGCGATGTTCCTAAGCAACCGGTAAGAACCGAGAACATCACCACTAAGCTCGGGATCTGGTCCCATGGGAAGCGGGGCCAGAGATCGCCAGGCCAACGCAGCGATCTCATTGTGGATGCAGTTGGCGTGGACGGCTGGGCACCACGTGCCCGGCAACCCAGTCCTCCACGCCACCCACATCTGCCGACGGGCCTCGGCTTCGCAGACACACTCACCCTTAACCTCCAGGGAGGCGTCCTCAGCAAGGACGAGATCGATGTTGCCAACACATCGACCATAAAGGGCAAGCGGTCTATTCTAACCCCACCAAGGCCCAAGGGGTTCCTCCGCCATCTCAGCGCGAGCTCTCAACTCGGCGTCGCTGATAGACCACGCCCACCTTGTTGTAAAAGACACAGCAACAAGGCTGCTGGGTTGGTCAATCGCAGCACGCTTCGACCACTCCACAGCACGAGACCGCAGAGCAAGAAGAAGAGTGGCGTCGCGTTTTCGCATAAACGCGTAGGCGGAGAGGGCGGCAAGAAGGTCAGGAAACACTGTCTCCAGCGAGCCATCACGAAGCTCGCAGACGAAATAGGGCACTTTCTCACGGCGCCCCGTACCATCATCCTTCTC